TGGCGTCGTCCGACGTAGTCGTCCCAATGCCAGCGTGGGGCAATCGTGGGGATGCCTACCTTGTCTAAAAGCCACGTTAAGGAGTTGAGTGATGTCTACAAACAGCTCTTCCGAGATGTTTGCGACGCCTACCCTGCCCTGGCGAACGATCTACAGATTGACTGTGACCGTTTGCTTCGTGCTGTTAACCATCGTGGGATCCACTTTTACATGGTGGACCTCCCGAACCTCGGGAAACACTTTGATAAGTGTCTCTCAAGGGGCGAGTATGGACCAGCAGAGCTCCCTTTCGGAAAAAGGTGCTCTTCCCTTGTCCCGATTCCGCGATTTCTTCGCGGGCTCGTCTTACTCGTCTTTAACAGCCAAGGGTGTCTCAGACCAAACGCAGACCCCGAAGCAGTCTTCTTCTGTCGCCAGATTTACTACCTGGCTAAGAAGGCGACTGTCGAGTGTTCTGAGGAGGCCGTGGAAAACGAATTCCTCGACTTCTTCACAACTGACTCTGAGCTCCCAGAGCCAACCGGCTTTTGGGACTCAGAGGAACTTTCCTTCGCCGATGTTAGCAGAAGTTTTATGGGCTTCGCCCATGAATCTTCCATCTTCATCGAACGATTGAATGTTCTCTCCAAGTCCATGTCGGCAGACTTGGGCAAAGAGACACTGCGTGCTCTGGCGATGCTCGACAAAGTGTCGAGTCTCGTGAGCTGCACCCTGGGGTCTTACGACCCACAGGAGTGGCGGTTCAGACACGGCCCTGGTGCTATAGCACAGGCAGTTGGGCCAACGAATAAATATCGTTGGACTAACTGGTCACCTGCGCTAGAACGCGAGTACCCGATTGCCGATTGTGGTTACCACAATTATGGCAGTTGGGCTACAGGCTGCACGAAGGACTGGATTACGGATCTCCATCCGTCTTCCCGCCTCATTGCTGTTCCAAAGACGCTTACCAAGCCCCGGCTTATCGCCGCTGAGCCTAGTGAGCATCAATGGTGCCAACAAAACGTTTGGCATTTCATCGATCAACGCGTTAAGGACTCCTGGATTTTTGATTTTGTTCGCTTCCGCGACCAAACTCTCAACCAGGAGCTCTGCATGCGAGGATCTTTGGATGGCTCCCTCTGTACTGTCGACTTGTCGGCAGCATCAGATCGAGTTACCTGTCACGCAGTTGGAGAGTTGTTTCGGAGCAATCCAA